TAATTTTTCAAGATCGGGATAATCAGGAGAATAAGCCATTGTAGGATCGCCTATCGCATTCCCTAATTCTTCATACGTCGCAAACATATTAACGATATCTTTATTTAAAGAATCTATTAGCGAAAACTCTATTGACAAGCGAGGATCATCCATCGGTATCTCATCTGCAGGATACTCAGTCACCGATCCCAATGTCGCCCATGGCGCATCTGACAAATATTGTTCGTCTTTAAATCCGCGTATTCTTATTTTTTCGCTAGACGAATATTCATCGAAATAAGGAGACAAATAACTTCTATCGAATAGTTCTCCAAACGATGCTGTCGCCAACGGTCCATAGCCAGAACCTGACATATTTATATTGTTTTGACTATAATCTAAGAACAAAATTTCGCCCGAAGAATTTGCAGTTTTTTGAGATTGCTTTTCGATAGTACTCATTCTCAAGCGTTCAAAAGAACCAGATTTGTTTTTTACATAATTAAAATTTGTTAAAGGCGTCGCGACGCCTTGAGACTTATAGTTTCTTACGTGATCTCGCCATTCAGTTTCTGTTAAAGCCTTTGACCAAAATCTCGTATAACCTACCCTGCCATCGAATTCAACAGTTCGCGCGGTATCGGACACGTTAAATGTATCGTTCAAAAACAAATATCCCATAACACCCTCTGGAATATTTGGATCATTACCAATCGCTATATAAGCGCCGGACGCGTTATAAACGCTCGAGATCGTCTTCATGTAGTTGATATTAGTCGCCGGTAAATCTTCTACAAAAAACGACGAAGTAACATAATACCCGTCTATATCTCCTGCATTTTGAGTAGCTGCGCGTAAAAAATACGACGAGGAGACCGTGCTATCTATTTGATCTGCTCTTTGACAACCGAACGATATATTCCATTTTTCGCCATTAAAAACATCAACTTCTGGTATATTCAATTGCAAAATAGGGGCGTTCGTATTCGATCCTGGTCTACCATACAGATACAAGCCTCCCGACACCACTAAATTAAACATTAATGCAGATTTTGCAGTGGTCGCAGAACCGGTCGTATGAATTCTGGCTAATGATTGAACATCATACTGAACTATATTGCGAACAGGAAACCTATATATCCCTTCGTACGTCCAAGAACCTGAAGTGAACAAACCATCAGACGGAGCATTCGAAATACCATTTACAAATGTACCGGTAACGCTGGGATAGCCTGGTTCTTCTCGAGAACCAGACAGATACCCTGACTTTAGCAATATTGACGCTGATACTCGAGCGAGTGAATTAGGTTCGACCTTAAACTCGCGTGTTGATTCAAATTGGCGTAATGATGGGCCACCAAATTCTCTTATGCGTATGCTGTTTTCTGGATCTATACCGATGGCTCGCAAAAAAGATCGTATGCTGTGTTGAGTTCCTTTTGAACGAAGTATATCGGGTATGTTTATTAAAACGCGTCTCAACAGTGTGGCTTGTACTTGTTTTAAAGAATAATCACTAACACCAATTTCTGAAATATCTTCTCCTTCGACGTATTGTGTCACATTTGAACTGTTGAAAAGTGGAGGTAGATAAAAGCCGTAATCTTTTATAAAGTCGCTTAAAAAATTATCTGGTGAAGTATCTGGCATCGAATATTTGACGGTTCTCAATGTCTTAAAGGCGTCGGCGAACATCTTCATTTCATCGAAAAATTTTGCCCAAATATATAAAAAAGTCAACATGATCTGTACAGAACCAAGGCGACCTTGGCCCGGTATTCCGTCGCCACTATACGCTTCTCTGATCGAACCTTCAACAGCTGTGTTTTCGTATCCTTGCGCTGCTGCGCCCTCTCTTAGATAATGACGTGGTATTAATTTAGTAATTAAGTTTGGATTGTCTTGATCGTATAAGCTCGCGGAACTAAGCAATCTTTCGTTTAGACTGACGACGTCTGAATTAAGGGGAAAAAGTATCTTTTTAAATAGATCTTTTTCATTAATCATTAAACTATTACTGTCGTCGCTGGTCGATTGTCTTAAAGACGAAGAACCATATGTAATATAGTTGTTTATCGTACCATGTAATGAATTCCCCGAGCTATCTAAAACGATAGAATTAACTGTGTCAGAAGCTATATTCGAATATAGAGAATCTGGTTCGTTGAATCTATAGTACAACTTCATTTCATCTGACGCGTATATTCCTTTTGAAGCATATAGTTGTTGTTGCTTTATACTACGCGTCGAATGAAATAATCTTAGCTCATCTAAACTACCACTGAAGGTTTGTTGTGGCGTTATCAAGGTTCCCGTAACGTAAAAAGAAGAACCAGATCCGATATATAATTCAGATTTTTGTTCTAATGAGCCAATTTTGTTTTTCGTATTGCTCGTAGCCGGCAACTTTTCGTTGGTAAAAAATTGCAAATAATCGGGTCCTGATTCTCTGTTCAACGTCATGCAGACGTGATTAAACTCGCCTTTTGTCAATTCAGCTTCAACATGATTGTAAATCGTACCAGATACGATGCTAAACACCCCCATGACTTTATCGGACGAAGAAGGTTCTAAGTGAAAAGTAAAACCTTCCATTCTATCGTCTGATTGTTTTTGTATAACGACCTGTCTGCTATTCGAGATATTGGGAATGTAGGCTAGTAATTCGATAGTAAATGACTTATTGGGAGGAGGGTTAATTACAGATTCTCCAGAATTGTTTTTTGCTAGATCTGGAAATAACCAACCGGCTATGTCCTTTACCGTAACATAAACGCCTTGTGTCGGTGAAACTTCTGAAGTTTGTGTACCAGAAAAATGTAATTGACCACCAAAAGTCGGAAATTGTTCGAATACCCAATTTTCGAATCCGCTTATCTTATCGAAGAAGGTCTCTATGTCTTTTTTAGTTCCATCAAATGGGTAACCGTTAATAATTTGATCGAAAGCTACGTTAGTCTTAACTTCTGCAGATTGAAAAAAAGTATGGTTCTCAAACGCTGACCAGTCGACATTTAACTGTTGCGTTGACTTAAGTCCATAAGTCAACGGATCATATTTAAACGACGCCGTGCTTAGTATATTAGAATTTGACCCTGCGAGGTCTAAAAAAGTTAATTGTGCTGGGCGAGTATCCGTTAACGCTGCCTTCAAAAAAGAAGGAATATAGGGTAAGGTATTTGTTATTGCCATGACACATTAAATTTTTATTATTCTGAAAGGGGCTGACGCATTCAAGTATTTCTGTTCCAGATTATCTACTATAATCATCAAATCGATTACATATAAATTTAATGTAGTTAATGCCGACGTGTTGAAGTTAAAATACATTCCCTTTGAATCGCTGCTTATCTTCGTAGAATTGTAACTCGTATCGAACGGTATCTCATATTCGTTCGTCGCGACGTTCCGAATAGCGTAATGTACTTTTCTTAGAGACAAACCAGGTAGTTCTACTGGCAATCGTTTTGCTATTATTTGCGGGTCATTTTCGTCGAAAATATATACACGCATCGTTACTTCTTCTTCTTCAGAATATTCTGAACTAATTCCTGTCGCATTAACCCTGTATCTTCTCGGGTTTAATCTATAAGATATTCTTTCAGGAGCTCGGGCGACAATGTTAGAACCAGTAATGTAAACCACGGTTTGATCTAAAGAAGTCCATATCGGTTTAAAAATCACAGAACCCGACAAGTCGAAGCTCGTCTTGATATTTTCGTTACTAAGAGGTAACGTCAAAGACGCCGAATAAATGCCCGTGCTAAAATTCGTTCCAAACTTGTGCTGTGAACCTGTAAAATATAAAGAATATTGGCCAGCGCCTGTAACTTCAGACTGTAACTCCAACAATATGCTGTTAGAACCAGTTACGCTTGTTGAACCCGACAATAAATTAGCTAATTGTCCATGTACATAGTTGTATAAAAATAGACTTGAAGAAACTGGTGAATCGAGATAAAGATTCGACGTATCATCTAAAATAGAATCGTCGAACTTGACGATAATCTTAGGGCGTTTACTTTCATCGTAAGCATGACGGCTTGCAAATCGTTTTACGAAATATGTTTTTGTATCAGCTTCTATAGCAGAAGAAAACGACAATCTAAAACCTTGATCAGGCAAATCTCCTTTTATCGTCGCAGAGATTATATTAGTAACATCAACCAACAAGTCCTCGGTTCCTTTAACAAATGTTTGTGATACTTTCGTATTAGCTATCGTAATCGAGCTAGTGATATAGTCGCCAGAACCCGTTGAAAAACATTCCGAGGCGCAGCCTTCAGATGCCCATAGAGCATCACTGGACGCTGATAGAAAATTACATTTATCTTCGTCTGAATAGTAGGCGACGTCTTTTCCGATACCTTCTGACCATGATGCTGACATCGGAAACACGTCGATCGTAAAATTACTGGGCGTAGGTTGCCCACCGTATACATCTTTCAAACTAATAAAACACTTAAAACTATTATGACTTAAATCTAATTTTCCTTCTTCGAACAACTCTTGTAACGGGTCTAAATCAAAGTGTATTAACGTTCTACTCAATTCGGTCTTTGGAATTTTATTGCTACCTGATGTTACGATTGTAACACCGTAAAGTTTAAAAAAATCTAGCGATCCAGCTATTCCCACATTTCCACTGACGGCTGGTTTGCCGTCAATATACTTGTTGGTTATATACGTGTCTTTATCTGCTTTTAAGACTCTAAACATTACATTGATACCTTGGCTATAATATCTACTTCAGGATATCTGATTTCGAATATTCCTCCAGAAGGAGGGAATACCATTTGTTTTCTTGTATAGTTTTTTACGTCATGAGTGTCTAAGCTATACTGTCTATTGTTGACGTTTCCTGAAATATTTACGAACGTTACATTTTCGACAGCAATGACTCCTTGAACGGCATAGATCGCATTAACAACCTCAGAAATTATTATCGGTTGATTAATATGAAACCTAGTTATGTCAAACTTATTTTGTAACGAAGTCAAAATTACAGCTAACACCCCATTTTTATTCAACGTCGGGTCTAACACTACAGAAAATTTCAGCTGTAAGTCAATGACTTTTGCATCTAAAATATCAAAAGCGTCAGATACCATTCTGTAAGAATTTAAATATTTTTTAAGATTGATCTTTAAAGTATCTGGCGATTGTATAAGTTTGTTTTGACTGTCGCGCGATATTATGAATAGTTGTGTAGATAAGGGATTATTACTATTCGGTATAATGGCGGCTCGAAATACCCTACCGAGATTGGACGGCATGGTGTATATTCTCGCTAAAAGATCTTCTTTTGTCACGATTCTCTCTTGAGAATTGCGCGCGGTGGGGATTAGCGCAACTAATTCAGAGGTTGACAATGCGTCTTCGCCGCCTGAAGCAGGTTCTAAATTAGCAATCTCTAAAGTGTTTCTAATCGCCGTAGAAAGATTGATCGATGGATTCGACGGAAACTCGATCGTCAAAGATAAAATATTGGTGATAGAATTAGCTCCTACATTGTGATCTAACCCGCCACCATATCGATAACTTACAGTAAGCGTAGTATTCGAAGCAGCTACACCTAGAGTGTTTGTTGTCAATAACTTTTGAGGATTAACTGCAACTCGTGAGGTCGTACGACTATAAGGAATCGCTATCGCAAACTCTGATGGGTCTGGAATTATATCATCTTCTAGCGTATCTGCAGTACCGCCACCGAAAGTGAGTGTAGATAATCTTTCAACAAGAGAAGTTGTCTTAGTAAATCTATACGGCGCTGGAATGACCTTCAAAGCATCTTTTACGAAATCATTATCGCCGTTGGTGTTAAGAACGTTCTTATAGACAACGTCGTGTGTTAACGCTCCAACTTCATAATACGTATTTCCTTCTGAGTCAAATACGTTTATTATCTCTGTGACGTTTGGTTGTCCCAAAGTCAAAGTCCTAAATGGTATGAAATCGCCGATTACGAATGTGTCAGACGTAACTTGACCAGAAACGCACAAACCAGACAAAGACAATATGTACGAAGTAATTTGACCGTTGGCGTTCGTATTGCCGATTCTTTTTAGAGCCTCTGGATTTAAAACATACGTGCCGTCTCCATTGTCAACTGCAAATTCGACGTCTTGTAGTAAATTAAAAACAATAGAATTTGCAGATAGAAAATTACTACCTGCCTTTATTATCGGTAACAGCGTAGCGTCGGGGGTATCGTCATCTGCTTGCGCTACTGGTACTTCTATATAAACCGTTACTTGTACTGTGGCTGGCGACGCCCCATTTATTGGAATACCCGAATTTATAAGAGCTCTTTCGATAGAGTCAGGTTCTACAGCGGTATCAAAATTTAATTCGTTATATAGATGATCCATGTAAAAAGACATGTTATCACCAACGTACGCGGCCATGTCTAAAAACAAACCACCCACAGAAGATTCCGAAAAATCTTGAATTTGATTTGGATAATATTGTCTAGCATAGTCCAAGAGCGTGGCTCTTAGAGAATCAAAATCTCTAGACACATATCTGCGCTGTCTAACTTGTTGTAATTGAGCTTTTCTATCGGTTGCCATTTGTTTAAATTACATATAGAACTATCTGAACTTTTCTCTGTTCTAAATTCAAGCTGGGTATATTATAACTTATTGTAATCCTTATTAGACCCGTGCTCAATTTTTGTGATCGATCAACTTCAGAAACATAGTCTAAAGGCTCGATAAATGGCATCCAACGCGATATAGCTGCGCTAATACGTGTCAAGGCCTCGGCATCAAAATTATCTTGCGACGTAAAATCAGCCGTAAGAGGATACAGATTAGCACCATAGTCGTAAATACCTACCCTATCTCCAAAGTTAGTTTGCAATAAGTTTCTTAAATTATCTGCTAGTTGATCCTCTAAAGAATAATGCATCAAGAATGGACCATCAGTATTACTCAGTTGAATAGGGGTTTTTATACCCACCGGTAGAACCTTAGTCTCTACTATCTCGTCATTCAAAGACGTTGCGGTTCTACCGACACTTTTAAAACTTAATGTAGCCATTTTTATAAATATAGCCTAATAGAATTATGTAATTCTCGTTTTATTTGTTTTTTGCGTCTCTAGCGCTATGTAATTTTTGATGTATATTTATATCTGCACCATTCTCGCTGAGCCATTGTGGCCCTTGCGGAAACGCGCCAGCGCTGGCAAGTTTTGATCCACCCTGAGGCGTCATATATCTTCTTAAGCCCGCTATAGCTAGCATATCGAAATTTATTTCTTTCATTCCACAGGCGGCCATGTATCTTGGCACATGCTCACCCTGACTCACCATAGTCATCCCTCTAGAAGGCATAGTATAAAACACAACGTGCTTTTCGGCATACGTATTTGGATTCGTGCCGCCTTGCGCGATCCTATCTCCAGATCCAAATATGCCTTGATGGAAACCATATATATCATAAGGGGTATTCATATAATAATATGGTGCTTTATAATCTTCGTAGCCAGGGTCTCGTTGACTACCTACACCCCCCACAGATTTAGGGACAAATCCTGTGCTAAACGTGCCAGACGTGCTAACTGCTTTAGTCCACTTGGGTTTTAAAACGGTGGCTAGATTATTTGCAACAAACGGTTCAGGACCTCCGTAATATTTACCTGATGGATGCTCTCTCCCACCACCCGGTGCGTATTGAAGTGGACTATTTTGGGGTTCGTTCATGTTTTTAGGAGGTACAGGGAGTCGAGCACCAATCATTAATAAATTTCTACATAACCATTCTTCATAGAAATCTAATTGTTTATCTATTGGTATTCCTCTTTCGGTGGGGATTCCATTAGGGTTATAGACAGGAGCGCTCTGAAACTCATTCGCAGTGACCGAACTAACTGTCGTACCAACAGCGCCTATCGACATACCCCAGACGAAAGAATCTGATAACTTAGCTCCGGGCCCTGCGGTGTCCCATTTTTTCGTCTGCGCATTAAATCCTGCGACTCCGACGCCAAGATCAAAACCTGTTTCGTGCGACAGGGCAAAAAGGAACATCAAACCTTTGTGATTGTCATCTGCGAACGAATTGACTTCGTTGCTAGAAATAAACTTAGAGCCCATATCTCGCAATCTTAGATACACTGAGTTCTTATAGCCTGTACCGACATTGTGATATCTCTTCGGTACGTACAATATATTTCTTTTGATAGGAACGCCATTTCTATTCGCGTCTTGTGGATCGGGCGGGGGCAAAACACTAAGGACCGATAAATCTGCACCTTCCGTTATCGATCCTCTCATGTCTAAATCCAGATTTTCGGGCTTCGGATCTGCGAAATTTAGGTTCAATGATCCAACTGGGTCAGGAGTTATTTTACTCATCAGACCTGTAAAACCTTTTTGATGTGAACCAAATAATACTCCAATCGTTGCCAAGTAAAGGGGCTTTACTAAAGTTCTCTTCAGGGCTTCATAATTAACGATGTTAGAAATCGCATCATCAGCATTAGCAGATGGATCTGGCATTGCCTCATCTAATATCTCTTTTGCTGCTTCAAAAATCGGGTTTAAAGCAAGCCCTGGTTGTTGTTGACCAACATTGGGTTTTGGTTCAACGCCAGCTACTGTGCCCAACGCAATTGGAAATAAATAATTTGAAGGTTTTTCAAGAACCGTATTCACTAATTCATCATAAGCTTCTATGATTGCGTCTATCAATAACTCTTGTTTGTTTCTTAGCGATAATCCCTTCGTGTCGCCTTCTGGATATTCTAGGTCTGGAAATTCGTCGCTGGCTATGTTTGGTAAATAATCTTTCGCTATTCTACGTTTATATTTCGTTGCAGTTAGGTTTTTTGCTCCTGCTTTAAAAGCTTCACCTCGGCCATTGTCGACATTAGGAGGAGAATTAACATTTACTGCGCCACAATCGGTACCTGCCTTTACGAGACCTTCTTCACCAGGTAAAGCGAAATATGGAACGATACCAGCTAAATCAAGTGCCGGCTCGGCGGGGGTGGCAAGTGCTGCCGATTCACTTTCAGAAATAATTTTAAAAACAAAAAACGGATCGTGAATTGGTCCTGGTTTGGGCTGCGGTGATTCTACTACGGGATTTATATAGTCAGCGCTAACAGCCGCAACGTGATTTAATGCTCTTAAACAAGCAGTTAAAATTCCATCGATCCAATTTCTATGAAAAGATGGAAATTCTAAGCGACTTCTAGCAAAAGATTCGCGCGGTATAAAATCGTAATCAGGATTCTCTTTTATCTTTTCAAAGATAACTTCATCTCTATGTTTAAAAAATATTTCGGCCGCTCCGCCGCGGACTATTTCTTGTTTAGATAAATATTGCGCATCGACCAGTATCGTCATATTACTTCACTAATATCTTTGTTGCAAATGTTCCTTGCTTGGGCTTACCTGTTCCGATCAAATCTGCTCCTGTGCTAACGATACCTGGTTTAAATGTAACCTTTCCTTGATCGACTTTTGGTTTTCCTTTGTCACCTGGTTCTAGGTTGTCAGTGCACAATATCGCTTTGTCGGCGTCGGCTCCACCCAACTTAATTATTCCTAAGTCTGACGGTCTAAATATTATGTCGCCTTCTCGAGTAATAGTAATTGAAGCGAACTTAGAAGTGTCTTTTGAATCGATTTTGTAATTATGCGATATCCTAGACTCTCTCGTTATTTCTGGGGATTCATCGAAGTTTGTAACTACCAAAGAAATATCAGAGCGAGCTATTAATCGTATTTTGTCGGACTTTATTACAACACTGGCATCTCCAGATCCGAGATCGTCAAAAACGTTCGGAGTAGTTTGATCAAGCTGAAAATATTCTCTTAGTTGAAACTTGGTGTCTGGAAATGTTCTCTGCGAAATTAAGATTCTGCTACGATCTGAATCGAAGCGAGGATCGCCTTCGTCAATTGGCGGATTTAATTTGTCTATTTCTTCTTTTAGAGTATTCTGGGGATTGGCTATTTCTTTTACTGCGATATTTTTTTCGCCGCCTGTTTCTGTCGTATAACCGCGACCGACTACTAAATCTATCGATCCTGCGTAAGAGAAAAAATCTTCGATCGGCCAACTTGGCGATAAACCTTTATCAACTACGGTAGATTTCGTTTGTTCTTGAGAAGGTGAATAAATGCCTGGCGGTCCACTTCTATCTGTTCCTAAAACTATTAATGAGTTATTACTACCTTCTAAAACCACATCGCCTGGACGTTTATGAAATCTCGGGATCGCCTCGTAGGACGACAACTTAGACGCATCTGTTAAAGTTATCAAATCTTCGAATATTTGTATGCCTGGCGCACGGCCTCCAATGCTGCTGATAAAACGTGTGGTAGTGTCAGAGACTATGATGGGATCATTGCGGTCATCGACGTATTTTCCATCCTTTAAACCTAAGCTAATAGATCCATTTCTAAGTTGATAAGGGATCTCAAGATCTGGTGGAGCATTCGCAGGTTTTTTTGGTTGACGAAGCGCCATCGGAGCATGTGTATGATTTACGTCATCAACAAAGTATGGTTGAACTACGCTACACATCCAATAGCCTATTTTCTCTCCACCTATTTTCGGATTTTCATATACAACCCAGACCAGTTCGCCAGGTTTACATGGCATGGATAAGTGCGATGGAAAAAAAGGAAGTAAAAGTGAAGGAGGCGTAAGCGCGGTTTCTGAACTGGATTTTTGTTGAGCGATTATAGCGTTTCTAGGAAAAATTCTTGGAAAATCTTTAGCGTCGTCGATGTTTGGCGCAGTTAGATATCTAGCAGACCAGCTCATTCCTAGTTTTAGAACATTCTTCCAGTATAAGACCTTTTCTTTAGTTATTTTTTTTGGATCAGAAATTACTTCCAATACGATCATTTGTTGGAAGTGTGGAAAAAAATTATTATCTACCTGACGTGCTTCTGCAGTACTGCGATACGCGCCGGACTCGCCTTGAGACAGTATGCCCTGTAGTTTTCTATCCATAATGTTTCATCCGTTTATTCTCTTAAACATTTCTTCTGGATCTATCTCGTCGTTGGTTTTTTCCGCTTTAGAAACAAGCTCTGCGAGTCTAATTAGTTGATCGTTAGCTTTACTCATTTTTTCGATATAAGAAGCTAACGACTTTCCATGTACAGCGTGCTCTGTACTCTTATCATCGACTATTTTTACTAATTTTACGAATAACAAATAAGCATTTTGCCTATCGTAAATTGCGTTTTCGTATATTTCTTTCCAAAGTTTTTTCTTTTTATCAGATAAATTCTCAATTTGATCTAACAAACTAGAAAAATCTCTTACTTTTTCTTCTAATTTTAATTCGCCGTCTTCAGATATAGTTTGCATATCAGCTGTCTTTTTGATGTTCTATTTTTACTTTTCTATAATATTTTTTAATGACTTGCATCATAGTCGTTAACTGCTTCGGACTAAGTCCAGAAAGTTCTCGCATATAAAGTAATATTGCATTTTTATTCAACAGGTCTATGTCGTCTATATTTTCAAATATCGTGATAATAGAATTTATGCACATCAATTCGTTTTCAGTTTTTGCAATATTTCTTATGTCGTATAAGATAGTTGTTATACCCTCTATCGATCTAATATCTTCGAACAGCAAATCTTGAGAAGGTAGGGTGTTATGCTCGTCGACTATGTTTCTTTCGTAAGTAGACATCAAACTAGGATCGTCGAGCGATATGTTTCTCTTCGTTTTTTGCGATTTTTGTTTAGTCTTTATTATTAGCCAGTTTTTTGCGACAACATTAAAATAAGAAAATGCATTTGTTCCTCTGGCTGCATCAAACTTACCTATAGTTTCAAAAAGAAAATTGACACAATCATTTTTTAGATCATCATAAGAATCGTACAGACCCGCGAACTTGTGTATGTTTATCAAATTTTCTACTAGCTTTTCAAACGCAGGAAGTATTTCTTCAACATAAAGTTTATCCCGTTCTTTTTTGTCATTGGCCTCTTGAAAAGCGACGATCGCTCGTTGCGTATCAGAGTTAAAATACATTTTTAACGGATCTATTTTCTTTGTCGCTTTTTCTGGCTTTTTTTCGCTCTCTTCCATCTCGTGATCTTCCTACGCGTTATTACTTTCTACTTTATCGACATCTCTTATTGTGTCTTTTTCGTTAGTTAGTTTTTCAATTATTGAAGACACGGTCTGACGAGCTAGCTTCATGTCATCAATAAGTTCTTTGACGATATGATCGTCAGAAAATAATTCTAATTTTACTTTTTTATCTAATTTTTTATGACAAACTTCAAGATCCTGCAACGAAGACTCTAATAACTCTAACATTTCTTCTTGTTGATCTAAAAACTCTAGATTTTTCTTGACGCTAATATACGAAATCGCAGTAGTAACTGTTAATAATAACGCTAAAAAGAAAATAGCGAATATCATAAAAATTCTTTTATCACCTCATCATATTTTTTTGATATCGAGGTAAAATCATAATTTATTTTTATCGTTTCGGCTAATTCTTTTGCCCAATCTTTCGGGATAGATGGCGATGATTTAAATTTAGTTATTTTCTTTTTTGCGTCATCTTCTGAAACTTCAGCCCATTTCATGTGCGACAAAAAGATTTTATTATCAACTCGAGAAGGATGTACTGGTTTTAGATTATAAGAAATATTTATAAACTTACCTTTATTCATAAAATCTAAATGACCAGACCAGCCTGTCGTTATAACGGGTAGTCCACTCGCTGCAGCTTCTAAAATTGGTAGACCGTAACCTTCTCCACGAGTTAGAGCTACTAACGCTTTAATCTGATCATGTTTATAAAGCGCTGCGACTTCTTCGTTAGACATATCGCCATGCAACAAATGTATTCTTGGAAAGTCTCCTTTCCTACATTCTCTTACTAGCGTTTTTACTAGCTGTAATGTTTTATTTTTATCTATCTTCGTGTTGCGACCTGTGTTTGTTTTTATGACTAAACCCACGTCTTTATCGTCTTTAAAAATTTCGCACAACCACTTTATGGTAAAAAACAAATTTTTACGATCGTTGTGAGGATTGTCACCAGTCACCTGACCAAATAACAAAAAATTAAAATCGGTAGAAAATTTTGGCAATTTTGGTAATTGCTCATCTTCTAATAAAATTTCGTCGCTAAAAGATTCGGGTACGACGACTACGGGCTTTTGTAAGTTTTTGTGTTTCGTCAGCGTAGTAGCAGCGTGAATCGATGGAACTATTATCAAATCCATTTTATTACAATCGTCTATCCAAGAAGGATTGCATATATCCGTTTCGACTGACGCTGTCATTCCAACGTTAAATTTTGCTATCGAAGGATCCCATTCATTCGGTAATTGTAGTTGAAAAGAAACATCGTATTTATCGTGAGGCTTAACCACAATATCGATGGTATTTTTTACAATTTTTTCTATCAAACCATCGTATAACTTGGTGTCTAATAACCATGGGGTATCACCCCACGGAAGAACTTGAAATTTAACATCCACACCAGGCTTTGATAGCAACCAACGAACGATCTGTCGACAGTGGACGCCGTATCCGGATTGAGTTAACGCAGGACCTCTTACAACTACTCTTTTCATTTCAAATCTCCGTGTGGCTCCAAAGAGAATGTTTTTTGTCTTTCCAGCTTTCGATACAACCAGTTAAAGTTGAATCCCAGTTTTTTATCATATCGTCGATGTCATAATCTTTGTGAGCATGATGCATAGCCTTTAGTCCTAACTCTTTTCTTGCCTGAGGTCCTAATTCATGCATTTTAAAAAATGCGTCGGCTAATGTCTTGTGAGATATTAAATCTTCATAAATGTATGGAACCATTTGATTACCAACTAAAGCACGAACTTCAGGATTTAAACCGATACCGTATTGTTCTCCAGTTTCGTGATCTTCGACTTGCCGAGTTAAGCCTCCTGTTTTTATTGTAATGATTGGTTTACCCGCCATCATTGATTCAAGCGTCGGTAAACCGAATCCCTCATTGCAACTACGATTGACTATCGTATCAAAAGAATTGTATAACAAATTCATTTCTTCAAAGGCAATTCGACTCTTAGAAAAAACAATATTTTCTTGTACTTTCAAGGTGTCTGCGACGTGATAAAGATTTGGACCTTCAGGATCTAATGGTTCGGTGTGCATTACTAGCGTCGCATTTCTATGACCATGTTTTGCTTGTAATTCATCCAAAAACATCTTCCACGATACGATAATATCACTCGGCATTTTACGACGAGCATTGCGAGAAACATAGCCAACTAAAAAATGATCTATCTTATTTTCTCCGACAAGCTTTTTTCTAAATTCCCTTACAACGTTGTCTGGTAAGGGTTTATATAGATCTTTTGGCACCGCGTGTGGAATGTAGTTCGTTTTTTCAGGAAAGCGTTCCTTGACCATCTGATAAGTCGGCCAATTGATGCAATTGATGAGATCCGTTGACTCATATAAAACTCTATTAAAATCCGGCCATGGATCATTATCCCACAAATGCCAATATGTTATAGGACAAATCTGACGTATCTCGTCGGCCATTTCCCAAACCCAAATAAAAAAACGAGGATCTGTAAATAACATCACAGCGTCGGGACGTAATTGCACCAACGTTTGTCTTAAAAGATTTCTATCACCGAATCCATCGGTTGGTTTTACTATGAAGTCAGGATTAATCGCTACGGTGTCATAGTTGTCGTGGCGAACAGCTCCACCAAAACAACGAAAGCTGTATTTACCTGTGTTTATTAGACCATGAATCAACCATCTTGCTTGTGTCGCGACACCTGAAGTTGACAGAGGATGATCGCACAACATTAATATAGTTTTTTTATTCATCGTGTTCTTATCGTAATATTTTTTTTAGATTTGTAACCTTTTTTTAGACGCAATGTTCAGTACCTTTATATTCACACCAAGTGCAAGCATCTCGATTTTTTAATGCAACACCTCTTTTTACTGAGGTAATCATATTACTGACAACTTTTAGAGATCGTTTGATAGGAACTTCCCCAAGAGAAACTGAAAATAACTCGCAGTGATCACCAGGTTTCGCTGCCTTCTTGAGAAGCACAAAACCGCAGCGGACGTCTTTCATAGGAACTGTCGGGTTTTTTTGACACCAATAGTTCTTATAAAGAGCCAACTGAGCTTTTACCATGTCATCGCTGCGCTTCTCTCTAAACCACCCGCGCGCGGTCGTTTTCCAGTCGAGGATCCAATAGATCGTCTCTCCTCGTTTACCTTTTGCCTTGATGACACCGTCGATGAAACCCTTAAAAGCATGAGGATGATTTTCAACCGCTTCATAAAGTTGATGCTCGGCGGCGATGACGTCCCATTCGGGGAAAGTATCATCTAAAAACTTTGGAACTTCCGAGAGAATTAGAGCAGCTTCTGACTTAGCTTTTGCAAGAGATGCTGGAGAAAAGTCTGGATTTCCTTCGTACTTCGTCCAAGCTTTCTCCATGTGCTCGAAAGCAATCTCGGGTTTCAGCTCGCGAGTCAGTAGGTAGTGTTCACATGACGCGTGGACAGCAGTACCAAAGTCTAATACAGGAGATGGTTTCGAAAGATCAATTTTTTTGATATGAACTAAATTGTGACGATACGAACACTCTTTCCAGAGCTTAACTTCTGAAAATGAAACGTGTTGTTTTCCCGTCGGTAGTACCTCAAACGAGGATGTTACTTCTTGCATTGAAACATAGTAACACCCCGTAAGTCGTTAGTTCAAGTGTTAGGCTTTTTCGAAATAGCTCTACCGACTAATTTTTCCCAATCTCTTTCGGGTCTTACTTCGAGATTCTTTTCCCACGCCGCTTGAAGTAATGTGGGATTAACGCCTAAGGATTTTGCGACATAAATCATCGCATTAACATCCTTAGGAAAACAGCTTCCTCCGTAACCATAACGTCCATCAGGTCCAGGCACGTTCCAATGACTGGGTCCTACTCTCGCGTCGTGAGAAGCGTACTCAACCACTTTGTCATAGTCAACGTTAAGACCTACCTTGTCGAGTGCTTCGCAAACTTGAAGCATCTCGTTAGCAAAAGCTACCTTGACGGTCAAGAAGTTATTCGTCAAATATTTTACCATCTCTGCAGTTGTTGATGATGTTTTGATCATCTTAGTATTCGGAAATGCTGTTCTAAAAATTTGCTTTACCGTATTGATCCACGGTCGCGGACCACCCAAGATAATTCTATCTTGATTGCGCATGTCGTCTAAGGCCGTTCTTTCTGTCAAAAATTCAGGATTAAAAACGACATGTAAACCTGCTTCTTTAAACATTTCGTTCCACATCTCGGTAGAACCTGGTGGAACTGTAGACTTAATTACAGCGATTCTTTCGCCTGGTACCGCGGCTAACTCTTTTAAAGCGCCTTCCACGATACTGAGATCTGCTGAGCCATCTTCAAGCATGGGCGTAGGAAGGCACACAAAATAAACTTTAGAAAAACCTGGTGTTCCACCTTCCTCATTATCTCCGATTAATTCTGCAATAGATCCAGGGTAACCAGCGACAGGATCGCCGTGGGACGGCAGCGCGCCTTTTACGTACTTACCGGCTTTGTCGTAAGCGTAAACATCGAACCCGCGCTCTGCGAAAACAGTTGTAAGCGATCCACCAACGAATCCTTGGCCTATTACAGCTATACTTTTCATTTTTTATTTCACGTATAAATTTTATTTAATGCTCTTATATCAGGATGTTCATCTAGTATTTTTACTATTTCTTGCGTAGTGCCATCTATTTTTTTCTTGTTTATCTCATCGAACAAAAAAGAAACTACTTCAAAATCTTCGTGATTATCGACAGTGTATCTATATCCTGACCAGTCTTGCGAATTTTTTAACATGCCTGTTTTAAAAATTTCTTTTTCTCGACACATGTAGTGAGTAACGTGTTCTCTTCCTTCCATGGAATTTTCAAGAACATTAGCTTTTTCTAGAGCATTAAATGAAAAAATCTCTATATCCGATCCATTCGGATACGTGCTTAAGTTTGCAGGACAAGTATTCGCGTAATAAGATAATTCTGGATTCGCATTAAAATTTTCGAGACATTTATCTATCATAAAAAAATCTATTAAAGGACAGTCTGCTGTCAATCTTACAATGATATCTAAACTATAACTTTTTGCACATTCATAATATCTCTGTAAAACGTCGGATTCAGAACCTCTAAAATAGTCTATATTATTCTCTTTGCAAAAATCTTCTATTACGTTATCTTTTTCAAGAATAGACGTAGCTACTATAACCTTATCTAATTTTTTAGACTTTCGAACGCGTTCTATCATGTAAAGTAAGAGGGGTTTTTCTCCTACATTCTTTAAAACTTTACCAGGAAGACGAGTAGAACCCATCCTTGCTTGAATAATTGCGCCAATCATTTTTAAATTCTCACCTCTAAGTAAGTCTAGCGAAACCTTCTTCTTTTACTCTCGTTTCAAGTTTTTTGGATAAAGTATCATCTCGTAAAAGTTCAGAAAGCGACTTTATCACATCTCTAAAATTTTTAATATATTCGTCGACAGCGTCTTTAGTGTGAGAAGCGGAAACGTAAATACTAGGCGCTGAAAGATAACCTTTCTTAAGCATTTCTTGCGTTATGAACGTTAATATTTCTGCATTTTTTACATAGTTTAATTTAAAGGTTATTAAAGGTGCATACTCGGTTACCTTCGCATCTATTTCAAATTCTGAAAAAACTTTTTTCCACATATCGCCGATATATTTTCCGATATAGTTGATGTGATCAGGCACATTTTTCTGTTCAAGTTCATTTATAGTTGCAAGTGCTGCTACAAACCCCATTCTTTCGGTCCAGAAAGTGCTACTTACAAAAGTGTCTTGTGCTGACTCCATTACGCTCTTTTTCCCTACGATGGCTGATATAGGATAACCATTGCCCATAGCCTTTCCATAAACTACAATATCCGGAACTACTTCTTCGTACGTGTGATAAATTCCGCCTAAACAAGCTCGCCAGCCTGAAGATATCTCGTCTATGATCAATAAGCAGTTTTTTTCCTCGCAAGATTTTTTAATTTCTTTTAAAAAATCCTGATTTGCCAAGTCGTATCTTGCGCCTTCTATTACGATCGCTGCTATCTCTTTATCTTTTATTTGATTTTTTAAGTCTTCACAATTATTATATTTAAAAGGTATTGCAGTTCCTTTTAAGTTTTTAGGCACGCCGACAGGATCCAAGCCCGGTAAAAGATGGTCTTTCAAAGAGTCTGACGACGAAAGATTACTCGCTAAATACCAATCGCTCCATCCGTGATATCCACTAAATGCTATATCATCTTTACCTGTGTAAGCGCGAGCTATTCTAACCGCTATAGACATCGCTTCTCCACCTGTTCTTGCAAATTTTACTCCACCCGCAAAAGTATCGATCGAAAGAAGTTTTTCAGCAAGATAAACTTCTTCAGGACAATTTAAGGTAGTATTAATTCCGCGATCAATGATTGATTTTACCGCATCGTCGACCGCGGGGTGCGAGTACCCCAATATTGCGGTGCCTATTCCCATTTGAGCCATGTCTATAAATTTGTTTCCTTCAAGATCCCAGATCTCTATTCCTTTGGCTCTCGAATAATACGTGGGCCATATGTCAGGAGCATATCGTTCTGGACGTTTAGAAAGTAAGCAATTCCCTCCCGGGATTACTGTTTTTGCTTTTTCCCAAAGACTAATTCCTTTATTCATGTCGAAGCCTATCTTTCTAAGATAAAATATTTTTTTACGAATCCGCAATGTTCGAAAAGCTTGATGCTTGCTTCATTTTCTAGTTTTATTTTTGCATAGGCATTAGGGTATTTTTGCATGATTTCGTTTATCATAAAAGCTCCTATACCTTTTTTCTGGTGATCAGGATGAGTAGCTACACGAATATCGTCATTTATAATTCCTACGTAACCAACTGGCTCAAGACCATCTAGACATATCCAGAAATTGTGACCATTTTCTTTCATGTATTCGATCTGCTGCTCGCTCGAGATATTTTCTTGTTTTATAAAACCTATTTTAATAGAATCTAAATTTCTTAATCTTCTTATAAATTCCCAATACTCTTCAGCATTTTTTACCAGTTTATATTTTTCCATTTTAAAAGATCCTTAGGCTTATTGTTCGATTGAAGAAAATCTTCTATATTTTAAAGTTTCTTTTTCAGCGGATGTAACGCATAAAGAGTTGTCTCCTAAAATTTGATCGGCTTCGTGAAGCTTTTCTACTAAATCTTTCATTTGCAATTCTGTTATTGAAACAACGCTGTCTACGCATTCAAAGTCATCGTCTACTTTAAAGTGTTTTTCTAAAACTTGAGCGCCTCTTAAAAAAGCGTACAAGGCAGTTTTAGTATCCGGAGTGTGATCAGATTGACCAATAACACACTCGAAATTATCTCTTAGAAAATCTATAACAGATAAATTTGAATCAATTTCTAGAGTCGGATATGCTGAAATGCAGTGCAACAATGTTATCGATGCATTAGTTCCTAAAATATCGACAGCTGTCTTCACCTCGCTTAAGTTAGACATACCTGTCGACATTATTATAGGTTTCTTTTGTTGGGATAGTTTTCTTAAAAGGCTATGATTAACGACATCAAAAGAAGCTATCTTGTAGAACGGAATATCTAAAGCTAAAAGACAATCGACACTTTCATCGTCAAATGGCGTCGAAAAAAAATCTAGGCCGAGGGCGTGGGCATGATTCTTTAGTAATTCAAAATCTCTCATTTTGATTTCGCAACTTTTTAAAATATCAAAAATTGGAGAATCTTTTGAAACTCTTTTTTCTGTTATATAAGTTTGAAACTTTACGCTGTTAACTCCTGTTCTAGCAGCCGAGTCTATTAACTTAAAAGCCTTATCTAGACTACCTCCGTGATTTATTCCAATTTCAGCTATTGTGTAAAATCTATTTTTAGTATTGTAACCGTGACTATTAAGATCTCTAAACATTTTATTTATCACCACGCGGAGAATCCTCCATCAACTATTAAATTTTGTCCTGTCACGTAACTAGACGTATCGCTAGAAAAAAATAAAAATGCCCCTAAAAGATCCGAAGTGCTTGCCATTCTTTTCATCGGACATTTTTCATTATATTTTTTAATGAAAAAATCTGGCTGAGGATTTTTAACATTAAAAACCCCACCTGGCGAAACGCAATTTACTCTAATTCCTTTTTCTGCAAGAAGTACCGCAAAATGTTTCGTCATTTGTATGATACCTGCCTTAGAAGCACCATAAACCTCAGAACTCATGTTTCCAATATCGGGATATATTCTTGGATCACAACTAACCGAGCCATATATCGAACCTACATTTATTATAGATCCCACTCCTTGTTTTTTTTCATCAAAAATCTTTACGTAGTTTCTGATACAATTAAACGTGCCCCACACGTTAACTTCTAAAACTTTTAAAAAATCTTCTTTTTTTCTTTCTGTAAAGAAGTCAAAAGTAGGAATTCCTGCATTGTTTATTAAGACGTCTATTGATCCAAACTTAGAAGAGCAATCTTGAAAAAAATTATAAGTATCGTCAATAGATGTTACGTCGAAATCTTGAACATCTGCCCTTATTACTTTTGCGTTATTTTCTTCTAGAAAATTACACAAAGCTGAGCCTATCTGTCCTTTGGCTCCTGTAACTAATATAGTCTTGTTTTCTAAAGAAGTGTTAATTGACATAGCACGTCTCCGAGGCGTTCTTTATAAAAAGAGTATATTAAAAAACGTTATTTTTTTACATTAATTAAATTTTGACTTGATCTTAAAGATTTTAGAAATTCAACGAGTTTATCAAAGTCTTTATAATATTCAGGAGTTATATACTGAATATTAAAACTCGTCGACATATTCAAAACTTCGTCGACATTTTTTGCATCGGGTATTTCGTGCACGTCGAGAGCTGTCTCTTCCTTTTTTTCAGGTATGGATGGTTGACAAAATTGAATCTGAACCATTTTCTCAAGTGGCAATTGGTTCTTGTAATCGTCGTAATCAACGCCTAGGTTGTGCGATGAAACTTTAGCGTGAGCATTATCAAACAAAAAATTAATGTTGTTATCAAAAACTAAGTCTCTTAAAAAAGAAGGATCGCAAACGTTTTCATACGCTGGCGTAGGATAGAAGTTATTGTTCTCTATCGCGATCAAAACATCTTTTCCAAGTATATTTTTTATAATCGATATATTTTTTTCAGTGTTAAGATACATTTCATCGCGTGTATAAATTTTACCAGCAGGGTATGCGATTATTCCTGTTTCGCGTATTTGATCACATGCCCAAGCGCAATGAAAACTTATTATTTCTAAATTTTTTTTATTTTTTGCAATCTTTTCGACAAATTTAAAATCTTCATCTTTTAAATTGTGTATCGGTTGAATGTTATCTGCGTGAAATGCTGTTTGTTTTTCTATATCCTCTTGATAGTCTATTTTGTTTGGTCTTACTTCTAAAAAATCATAAAGATCTAAATCTCTAAGTTTCTGTACTTTTTCCTTAGACTCAAAGTGATGCGAAACTGGCAAACATATCTTAACGCTCATTATAAAACCTCGTAATATTTTCGCAAACGTAATCTACTTGATCGTCTAAGAGAGTATCGAACAACGGTAATCTAACGATTCTATTACTCTCTGATGTGGTGTTGATGTCGTTACCTACAAATTTACCAAATTTTTTACCCCCTGGGGATGAATGCAAAGGAACGAAATGGAACGTTGAACTTATTCCTTTCGATTGAAGAAATTTCATTAAATCTGTTCTTCTTGTTTCATCGTTCAATCTAATTCTGAATATATGAGCATTATGATCACAATCAGCGGGTACATAAGGTAGCTCGAAGTTATCTTCATTTCCTAAAAGGTTTTGGTAATATCTTTTCCACAGGCGCTTCCTGTTGTTGGTAATATCTAACCCGTGTTCTAATTGACTAAAAAGAAAAGCAGCGCTAAGGTCACTCATAACGAAACTTGAGCCTAGTTCGAACCACATATACTTTTCGCAATTTCCATCTAAGAATTGTCTTCTATTCGTTCCTTTGTCAATCGTTATATGAGACTTGTCAAAAAAAGACTCGTTGTTTATAACGAGGCTACCACCTTCTCCACAATGCAAATTTTTAGTATCATGATAACTAAAAGTAGCTACATCCCCGAATCCACCTAAGTGTTTTCCTTTATAGTAAGAAAACATCGATTGCGCTGCATCTTCTATTACTAATAGCTTGTGTTCTTGTGCTATTTTTAATATTTTTTCCATGTCACATGCTATGCCGGCATAGTGCACGCATACGATTGCTTTCGTTTTTTTAGTGATTGCTTCTTCTATTTTATTTGGATCGATATTTAAAGTTTTTCTATCTATATCGACAAACCTTATATTGATTCCTCTAAGCGCAAAGGATGTAGCCGTCGTCACAAATGTAAAACTAGGCATGATAACTTCGTCACCCGCTTTAAGCCCCAGTATTATTGAAGAAGCCTCCAACGCATCTGTACAAGAAGGTGTCATAAAGACTTTTACAGTTTTTTCAAATAGACTCGAAATCTTATCTTTACAAAGCGTAGAATAAGTCCCATCTCCACCAGAGAGAATTTTGTTTTTTATATTTTTTGAAATATAATCTAGCTCAAATCCAGTAACGACAGGAACATTAAAAGGTATTTTCATGTTTATTTTTGAAGATCGAAAAAATCTTCTGCTTTTTCTGATAAAGTAATTTCAGCTTGACGGATTTCTAAAAACTATCTTACTGGTAAGATGTTGTAAAAATTTTTATGGTAAGTGATTAAATTTCAATCTTACTTGTATAAAACAGCACAATCAATCATTGATAATCTTAATCAATGTTTCTGCAACGTTTTTTACAGTTGATGTATAGCTTTGACCTAGAATTGGATGGTTTTGGTAGTGGACATATTCATCTTTTACTTCGTGCTTTGTTCGTAAAAATTCTCGAATATAAAAAGCTGGATTTGACTTGAATTCTTCAAATGCGTACTTTTTTCCAAATGTCAATGTTGATATATCAAAATTAGTTTTTTCGATGTAACTTTTGACATATCCGTTACTTAAGAACAGTTCGTAACCAGAATTATTCAAAGTTTTTGAATCGTCTGGATGCATTCCTACATTTAAATGTACTAAATTATAAAGGTAGTGTTCAAACGAGACGCATGAAATCGAGCTTATAGCAAAATCAGCGTAATTAACAAGTTCACAAGCATGTTCTTCCTTTATAACAGGAGTAACCCAGCTATAATGCTCATTAGAAAATTTTCCACTATAATAATTTTTTTTTCTTCCATAGTACTCATAAGGATGAAGTTTACTCATTAAAAAGTATCCTTCTTCTTTTAATAGATTCGCTATGTTATTTAATTCTTTGTGCAACCAGTGCGAAGATAAAACGCTTGGGTGGCCATGCTCTCCATCTGGAAAAAACCGACTACTTTTAAATCTTTTGGTATGTTATAAAAATCGTAGAATTCATTTACGCTCAATTGTTTACAAGACACTTGTTTTTTCCAAGACAAGTTTGAAAGAAGCGGAATTTCAAAAGATTTTGAAATATCATTTTTATTCATACTAATATGAGCGGTTTTTACAAGATTCAGTTGGTTTAAAGATGGAAATCCGTAAGCAGTACAACCTGTTAAAGGTGCATAGTCAAGATTAGCAGAGTCTTGAAAAACTATTGTTTTTTTTCTAGCATTTTGAAAGCTGGAAACAAGAGACATTCTTGCGCCGGTACAATTTTTGTCGTGTCGAGCTCCAAAAATAAGAGCGTTATATTCGCTTGGCTTGGGATAACCAAATCTAACTCGTTCATCAAAAAAATCAGATTTT